GTTGCTTGTTAACAATGACTTGATTGTTGCAGGTGCTTTTGTAATAACATTGCTGTCAGAATCTAAATGGAATCTTGCATCAGCAAATAGTATGCCATCTTCTGAAACTTGATCAGTGTTATCAATCAACACCCATTTTTCACCATCAACTTTTGTATCATCATATCTGTAAAGTTTTGGATAATTTTCTAAGTCTGAAGTGTTTACCCAAATATCACCACTTACAAGTGCTGAACCATCTGATTGACCATCAGCCGCTTCTGGCTCTGTTGCTGAAACAATAGGACCATTTGGTGATGTGTTTGATAGGTTAAAGCCTCTTGCGTCTGAAGTAACATTCTGATATCCTTTAAAGCCTGTACCATCATGTATCATGATGTCTACTTCGTCAACTGAAGTGTGGTACCAATAAGTTAAATCACTTGGATCTGCAGTTGGCTCTGTAGTAGATGCTTCATAAACTAAAGTACCCCAGTTTGATGCCATTACTTCATCTGATCCAAATGACCCACTTGGTATAGTGTAAAGGTTTGCAACCTTTGTGCCATCTGTTGATATAGCTGAACCATATGTTGAAGCATTTGAACTTCCAAACCCAGCATCTGCAACAGGAGTTCCTGCTGTGTCATTCATTCTAAAGTCACCACCATCACTGTGTGTCATTGAGATTACATCCGCTGTTCTGTCATAACTTGCAGAAACATATTTTAAACCAGCAGCCGCCACTGCCGCAACAAAGTCATCTGCTGATGTTCCGCCTAGTGTTACTGTGACTGTGTTGTCAAAAGTTCCATATTTTGTAGAATTTTGATGATCACTTGTTCTTACAGTTTCTCTAATTGTGAAAGTGTTTGCTGATGTAAAAGGATCTGATCCTAATGCACTCAATCCAGTGATTGTAGTTGCGCCACTTGCCTGTCTTTTGAATACTGTATATGCACCTAATTTTGCATTTGCATCAAATAGTGTTGAGTCAGTTGCAGTTGTACTGTCACCACCAAAAAGTATTGTGTCTCTTTCTGATGGATTTACTTGTACATATAAATTTTCCAAAGTTAAATTTTGTCCTGCACCTGATTTGTCTTCGTTGTAAAGTGCTTGTGCATGTGTGGTGTACATTGGAGCAGATATTGTGCTGAATGCACCAGTAGTTGAATTGTATTTTTTAACAATTACATTTGCACCATTGTTAGAAGCTGTAGTTTGTAACCAAATACTTCCAGTTGGAGCACTGTGATCATCTGCTGTTTTAAATCCTGGATCAGTTGTGTGTCCACCAATGTGTACTCTTGGCACATCATATGTGCCTGCTGTTAAACCTAAGTTTGCTAAAGGAGTACCAGTTACTTGTGCTATTTTAATTTGTCCACTTGCAGTTGAATCATTACCTTCTGCAAGATCTGTTCCATATAAAACAATCTTGTTGTTTACTTTTGCCGCAAGTACTCCTGGTATAGCACCTGAATCTTTACCTGCGTTGATATCGCTAACAACATCATCAATTGAAGTTCCTGTGAATACAACTTCGTAACCGTTTACAGTCATTACATGTCCTTCAGTTACAGTTGCACCAGCAGTAGTACCTTCTACTGTTGGCCATGAAGTTTTCCATGAACCATACTGTGCTGTACTGTCACCTGAACCAACTTGCACCCAAGCATTGTTATCATTTTTGTAGTACAATTTGTTAGTAGTTGCTGTTGTGTTGATTGCGTAATCACCTTTAACACCATATGATGTTTTTGGAACACCTGTTGAAACTTCACCTACCAAGTTAAACACATCTGTGATTACTTTTGGAGTTCTAATTGTGAAAGTTTGAGTTGAAGAATTCCATTCTTTGATTCCCCATACTGTTGATGCAAGATCTAACCAGTAAGTACCATTTGTTGGTCTACCTGTTACTGGTGAAGCTGATCCTGTTAGCTCATCTAAATTAACATCTGCTCTTGTAACGAATGCCTTGTTTGCTACACCTAACAGTGAGTAAGCGGCAAGAAGACCATATTCGTTTAGCTCGTATGCATCACGAGCCGAACCGCTTGAGTCGGTGTAAAATTTTGGATCGCCAAAAGTTTCTGTTAATTCTCTTTGACTTGTAATTGTGTAAACTGTTCCTGCGTTTGCTGTCAGTGTACCTGCCGCAGTGCCTGATCCGGTACCTGATGTTTTGTTTTTTGCTGTTGCTACAATGATAGACGGCACCATGCCCTGATCGGCTGGGACGTAAAACGATTCGTCTGTAACTGTAACTTCAACACCTGCTGATGTTAATGCCATGTGTTTGGTCTCCTATATGGTTTTTTATATTTAGCAGATACTGATTATATTATACACTATAGAGGCGGATAAAAAAGGTGACAAAAAGGGCACCATATATACTGTATGAAAAGACCTTTGTGCACCTGTGGAAATCCTGTTGCAGTAAACTATATCAAAAATAAAAAGACTTATTACAGGAAAAAGTGTGATAGTTGTCTACGTGGCGTAACAAAAAGGCAACCACGTTGGCAAACAGCTGGATACACCAAAAAACACATTTGTGATCGTTGTGGACACACTTCACAATATGACATGCAATTCAATGTTTATCATGTAGACGGTAATAGAAATAATTGTGCTTTTACAAATCTTAAAACAGTGTGTGCTAATTGCCAACGAGTATTACATTTGGAAGGAATGCGTTGGCGACAGGGTGATCTTACACCTGATTAGGTCCCCCAATATGCAAATTCTTCGTCAGCATGTGTGCCCAACATTTTGTCAACTTGCTTGTACAGTTCACTTACAGAACTGTTATTTTTCACATGCCAATCAAAGTCTATTTTAGCCCATTTCCATTCAGATGGATGTGCATGTTTAGGGGTTATGTTTTCTTCAACATAGTCTGTAAACCAATCTGGATCGTCACCACGTGACACTTTCCACATTTCTCCACCTAGTTCTTTAATAATTTTATCTTCATGCGGAAATCTTACATCTGGAATCACATAATCAATGTGTGGATTTTGAAGTATTGTTTTCTTTAACAGTATGGTCCATGTGTGTACATGAAAGCCATCCCGCACTTCTGTGCCAAACTTCTGCAACACATATCTTGGAGTTATTTCTTCACCAAGTTCTTTAGTCCAGAAAGCATCAGGAATTTCACGCCACTTCCTACTTTCGTCTGTGTCACCTTCTAAAAGCTCACGTGGCCATTCAAATATAGCCGCTACACCGTCTTTAAGTTTGTCTGCAAATTTAATACGTCTAAAACTGTGGGAATCAATTAAGTGATTTGCTACTGTATCTTTGCCTGATCCTATTAGTCCTGCGATGCCTATTATCTTTCGCATCCGCCTCCAATAGCACCACTGCATTCAAGTCCATGATAGAAAAACATTCTTGGAATATCATGATAATGAGCCAAATAGACTACAATTAAAGACAACACAATGGCCAGCAAAAGGCCCATAGTGTGATTAATCATGTTCACCACCTGGATCATTTGGTGGTAGTTTGACTTTGTATGGTTTCCCATCTTTATCGCGATATATCACATATTCACGTTGCCTATCTGCTGAATGGTAACCGCTTGAAAAATTATAAGTTCTTTCAGTAATTTTGAATGTAGCCACTGTAACTACTATGGCCATAATAATAATTAAATGTGAAACAAATGTTACGCCTAGCAGTAACCAACTGCCAAAATATAGACTAAATGCCACACACCACATCCATGCTAGAAGTTGTAATACCAAATGTCTAACCTGTAGATCTGGTATTTTCCTAAGTGGATTCCAATGTGCATCCATCACACCGTTCCAACTGTCTAAAATAAATTGTCTCATGCTGTTAATATAGTATGTTTGTGCTTATCTGTCAACTATCCAATCACAAAAGACATTGGTGTTTGCCCAACTTCATAATTGCTTATAGATTGTTCTAGTTTTTCCAAATCTGCTACACCCTCTGCTTTGAGTTGATCACCGTTTAGAGCTGTACCGCCCTGCGGACCAGCAATAGTGGCAAATTTTGATCTGGCTTCCCCAAGCATGATTTTGCATGATGCTAGAGTGTAATCACGCAACCATGGTTTTGCATATCTGTCTTGCAGTAAAATACCATCTGGTTTATTATTGTACAGCCACAGCAACACAGTTTCTTTTGCTCGTTGTCTTCTTACAATTTCTAATTTTCTTGTGACAGTGTCATAATAAAAATTGATGTATCCACCAAACATTCTTCCCACTAATTCTTGATAGCCTGAAAATAATTCATATGTTGCTAGGCCACCAATCCTTCCAGATTGTAGCAGATAAACATTCGTGTATGCTAACTCAAAAGGATCAAAGAATGTACCACCTTCTGTTGCATTTGCACCACCTACTGTACGTCTAAATATTTGCCTTACATTGGTTACTTCTTCAGGCATAGTATACACATTGGTGTCTTCTTGTAGTTCTAAAAATCCGTATGACTCTTCAACAGAACTTTCAGACAGTTGTTTATATTTGTCTATTGCTCTTTCGAGTGCTGTTTCATAGTGTTTAGGGTCTAATTCAACTTCAATCATGCCATCACCTAGCATGGTTCTCACATGATCAAACACAGATTGTTTTAGAGCCAATGTATTTTCTGGTGTTAGTACTTGGTCAACCATTACTCTATATTTATGTGTGTATCATTGCAATAAATATGTGTGATGCCTAGACTATCCATATACAGACCTGA